CCCCAGAATGCCCCCCAGGCCGGGAATTTCACCCGGCCAATCTCGCCCTTAAAACGGGCGAGTCCATCGGCGTTTGAGTGTGACGGCGCCGTGCCGCGCGGTTCTGTTTAAGTGGTCATCTGAAGTTGAGGACTCGTACCCAAGGCGAGTCTCCAAGGACAGAAGGCACTTAAGCAGAGCAGGGTATCCGTCCAGTTTATCTGTGCGATAAACTGGACTAGCGATCCAAGTCCGTACTTCAGGACATTGGTATGGGATACTCCACCTCTCGGTGGTGTACCCCCGCTGAAATGATACCTTGCCTAAACCAGCACACTTGTCCCCAACTATTGGAAGTTTTCCCAATAGTAGCTCGCACTCCCTAAGGAGGAGAGCACTAGAGGACCAGTAACCACTCATGTAGAGTAAGTTACTAGTCTTCACCCAGGAGATAAGTGCGTTGGCATTCCGCTTGTCATCGGGAGGCATCTCTCGGAGGTAGGTTGGTGTAACCACCTCTCCTGAGTATGCGTCTACACCACAAGACTCTCTGAACTTTCCAGTCCAGAATGACTTGGGTGCCCCTACCTTGCAATAGTACTTTTGCAGGTAGTCGATGACAACTGTCGCTTCGTTTGCAGGGACGATAATATCATCCCCGTAAACGTAGACATCTCGAGACATCGAATAGATGTTCCGAGACGTCACCGGTAATGCGTGCAACTCCAATCGAGCCGCTACACATAAAGTGTAGAAGTACATCGACTCAATTGGGAAGCACAGAGCACTACCCATAGACGCAAATTTCCGAAGACACACACGTGTGCCATCAGGAAGTTGCGCCTCTCTTGATCTGCACGCTAAAATTGCTCCAAGTAACTCGGGAGCACATTGAAGCATACGGATCACCAGGGACAGAGGTACTCTGTCACTAGCCGAAGACAAGTCCAATGTCGCCATTGACTCGTCTCGAGAAGAGATAATAGCCAAGCGTTGATTAACCGACTGATCTGTGAAATTCACATGACCATCAGTTAATCGAGCTTTCTCGAGCGCATTAACTAGCGTTCGAGACACGGCCTGTTGTGCATATTGCATGCAAACAGGTTCGATGGCTATTATACGGGGAGCTTTCAGTGTCTTTGGAACGACGATCACCCTTACGGGTGCTTCGTCTTCCGAAGGAACGATCGTGAGATCCTCGAACTCCGATGAATCTAATGCATTCGAATTAACGAAGGCATTAGAATCCAAAGGGAAGTAACGTTCGAGGCGATCGTGCCAACGCAAGAAACGAAACTTGGCGTTTCCACCAATTTTCTCTTGCGTAGCTCCAGGTCCGTGTTTAGGAATAGTATCAAAGATGTTAATCTCTGATAGAAATTTCCAACACAGATCAGCAACAGCACCAAACTTGGCGATGTCACTTGGGGCCAAGGCCACAGAAAGATCGTGCTCATCCATGAGGTAACCAGCGTAAGCCTTACGCACCCTTTTCGGAGCGCAAGCCAATTTCACCTTCTTAAAGGTATAGGCTATTTGCCTAATACCTTTAATGGCCGAAATTGATGGTTCCTCATGAATCTCACCGGTATCAGCATCAAACACTAGACTGAAGATACCTCGCAGAAACGCGGGGATTCTTCGGTACTTCCGAAAACCTCGGAAGTACAGCGAGTCTACACGCCCGTTGCGCAGACAACTTTCGAAGTCTGCGCCATAGGATGGAAGGGTTATTGTTAAAAATGATAACCCTTCGTGTTTGACCCGAGATATCAACTCACAGATATCTCGCTCGGCTGACTCGTTAGCGACGCACATGGCCATTGAATCCTTAAGGATACAAATGGCCAACTCGAGGAGAATACTTTCGTGGCTTTTCAAGCTTCCTCCTTACTAGGGGGTTAGCTTCCAGCCACTTGGTCCACCTCCCGACCCCCTTATCAAGGTCGGACAGGCAGTCACAGCATCAACGGCTGGGGGGCCCCCTGACAAGGGAGCCCCCCAAATGACAGATTTACGCAGGGTTCGGAGTCTGAAAGTTAAGCTTTTCCACGATAAAGCGGAAAAGTTTATTTCCAGGCAGGAACAGTGCTATGATCTGCCATGCGTAATCAGGAACACGGAGCAGATACGCCAGGATATAATCCAATCCTAGGCCTCCGATCCGAGTACCTTATTCACGTTTGCCGTTGACAACCAGGTCTTAAAGCCCTGGATGATGTCGTCGATATTGTCGTCGGTAAAGCCGTACTCTGGCTCATCGACAACAATATAAACGCCTACGCTCTGATACGCGTTGACCGAGGTCAACGGGTCTGCAGCCACAAGACGCTTGTCCAAACGGACCATGCGTCTCGTGCGGCCCTTGGCTTCCTGATGCGAAATCCGCATCTTGAAGTTTTCGTCCGCCGTGCTGTAGAGAGCTGACATGCCATCCGCAGAAATGCGGGGCATGCTGTAGGCAACGCCATCGACTGTGACTGACTGGGGATCGGTGAACATTGTGGCTATCCTCCTAAAGTGATCGGTATTTTAGGATGGTGGCGCTCTCAGGGTTACCAGTCCTGAGAGTTCTTAACTCACCAACCCGGGGTAGTGGAATCCTATTAGCGCTTGTACTGAATACCGAGCGCGCCTAGGATACTCCACTGTCTGGCAGACAAATCGTCGCCAGTCAGACCAAACCCGAAAGGACTCGCCGCCGTGCGACCTTTCCATGAACATGGAAAGGTCCACGTGTCATGTATCACACCCTCTTTCTTATTGATCTCTGATTCGAGATCAATAGACATAGAGCGTGACCGCATGACATAGGCGTACTTCGCGGCTAGGTTGTCAGCTAGACCGTTATCTAAGTTGGAGATAACATCTCCAGCATTAGATACCCAGTCTACTAGCCACGAGAAGGGGGTCAACTCCCAGACAAGAGCTGGATTGGGCATAGCCCCATACAGCTCTAAAATAGCCCTCCTCTGCCACTGAGGTGTCTCCATAATTTCTGGAGGCACATAGTAGCGAAAGGAGGCTTCAAACCACGCACGGTCTTCGGAATGCTTGACCGCAATGTGGTTGCCTGGAGGGTTGTTCACAAAGGGATACCCCAAAGCCGGCCAGTGTGCAGCAGCTGTAGCACTCTGGCTTACTGTGGAAGTATCACTTTGCTCTAGTATGGAACCGCCTCTCTTTATCCACTGACCATTTTGCCTTTTGAATCGAGAAACCCTCGATTCTAAGGTCACGTAAGTTCGATGGAACTTACGTAGGTCAGATAGAAAGGGAAGCCACCCAAATTGGGTGTTCAGCCAATAATCGGCAACCGCCTTAGGGCCAAAGCCCGTAGGCG